CTTGTACAACGGTTTGAAACCAGATTCCGCAATGTTCCTTGCGATCAGTTCCAGACGGGCCTGTGCGGCCTTCTGACTCGCAGACACGGCAATTGCCGTGGTCGATTGGAGATGCTCGGCATCGAGTCCCTGACTGGCCTTGCTGATGCCTGTGCGGGTTTCCTTGACCTGATCGAGATACTGTAAGAGTGGGAATGCAGCAGCACCCACGAAAGGCATCTCTAGCATCTGGATTGCGCCAGCCTGCCTCATTGGAATCAGTGCTCCGACCTCATCATTGGCGAGGTCCTCCCAGTCCACAGCAGATTCCAGATACGAGATCCGTGGTCTGGTGCTGAGAGAGAGACTGTCCAGCATGTTCCGCATCACTGCACTCTTGATCCGCTGGATGTCTGCCAACTCATCGTACAGGCTCATCCCTCTCCAGGTGTGCTGTAAGGGATCTTTGCGGATCAGGAGGAAGGGGTGAGAATCAACAGGTTCGTTCATCAGGATTTCATGGGCGTTGCCGATTGTGCAGATCCTCCGCAGTTCTGGCACTCCATCTCCGTCTGCATCGACACGCACGAAACTCTCAACGTACTGGACTAATCGATTGCTAGGGTCACTGTCGGTGTCGTCCTCTTCCCGCCAGTTCGGATGTCTCAGATTCCATTCTTCGTTTGATCTAAAATCGTCCTCGTATCCCTTGTACTGGATGATCGTTTCGTAGGGGTAGCCGAGTTCAACGAGGTCTCCGACTCTCAGCAGTTGTCGGTGTGCGACGATCTTGGCATCATCCAAGGAGGTTGCCGTTCGGTTGATCAAAAATTCTTCTGGTGGAAGACACTCCAAACGAATCTTGCCTTTTGGAATCCGTCTGGTCAGCACAACGTTGTACAACCCTGGAGCATCTTCCAACTCTTCGCTTGACGTTACCTCATATCCTTCCTGCACAAACAGACCGATCTGCAGCTCGTCCAGACCCTGCAGTTCTCGCGTTTGAATGTCGTACTGCGTCTCATGCCAAACCTTGATGATGCCCTCGCCTTTGATCAAACAATCCTTGATGGCATCTGCGAATACCGAGTACGCATTGCTCTGTTCCAGATACCAACTGACCAGTTCTGTGGCTTGTGCGGCACCTGCAACATCCTCTGGACCCCGTGGGATAAACTCACAGGATTTGTCATGGCTGAAGAAGACCCGCATCAGGGATGGGAGCATCGAGTGCACGGCATCATGGACTTCCCGACTGACGACCTGAGACCTGCCATCTTCCTCTGCAGGGGAGTCTCCTGAATCACTGAAGGGAGCACCTAAATAATACCGAAATGCAGAGGCACGGACTGGTGAGACCTCATCATCGATGTGGTCCACGGAGTCCTGAATGGTTCCTGCAATCCAGGCTTTCAAATCTTCTGCAGTCATTGCTTGGGGGGATTCAGCCATAGAGTAGGCTCATATTCATTGTGTTCATTCCTAGCAAGTCAGGATCATCTGGGTTGTAGGTTCCACGGTTGTGGATGGATTTTACTTTGCGAGGGTCAAAGACTCCTCGGGTGTCCTCTCCATGTTCGGTCATCCTGATCCCATCAAACCCAAGAATCTCATACAACTTCCAAAGTGCGTCTTTTCCAGCATCCCCAAAGGTGAGTTCTGGGTAGTTCCAGAAGTGGAATCGTGGATAATTGGGGGCATATTCATACCCTTGATTTGCTGCAGAATCTGCCAGAGTTTTTTCTAGGTTTGCAATCTGCTCTTCTTCTTCAGTGGTAAACTCTCGACCTCTTTCTATGGATTGTTCTAACAGTTCAGTCACATAATCTTGAATGCTTGTTGTTTTTGGAATTCGGTCTGCGTCAAACATGGACTGACCCTTCATGTAAATGGGCACCATGTTTGCCGCACCACCTGCAAAATTCTGAGATAGAAATGAAAATTCAGAAGGCAACTCCTTGCCTCGACTTCCCCAGATCATTTGGCTCCCCTCAAATGCAGGGAAGTCTGTATTTGTTCCGTGATACATCACCAGAGGATTCCCTTCCTCATCGACCATTCCACTGTCTCCAAACCAGTGACGGAAGTTACTTTCCCTAATTAGGGGGTCTGTGACCACTAATCTCCCTTGATCGTCGATGTATCCCTGATCCGATCCGGTCTCTTTAGGGTTCAGCAGTTCTCCGAGCAACCCTCCTCCCTTGCGGAAGATCGTTCGGGCAATGGATTCCAGAAAGTCGGATTCTTCTAGTTCTGCAGGTTCATCCAGCAGTCCTTGCTGGTATTCTAGTTTCTTCACTTCTTCTTGTATTTCTTGGCACCTGCTGCCGCAATTTTGAAGGTCTTGGCGCTGGGTCGTCCCTTCTCACCTGGTTTCTTCATTCTTTCGCCTGACCCTGCAGCAATGCGTTTGCGTTTCTTGCGGATGTTGTCAAAAAGATTGGGTTTGCTCATCTCAACAGTTCCATTGTTTGCGGGACCAGTAATTTGCTTTGAGTTTGGATGTGGACTTGATGCCACCGGAACGGGCACAGTAGGATTTTTTGCGGGAAGGCTGGTCCTTCTTGATCGTCAGACCCCCTTTGACATCACCGAAACGTACAAGACGCACGGTGTTTCCTTCCTTTGCCAGCACCTCAAACTTCTTCTTTCCGTCTGTGGCACGACGAGGTTTGTTGTACCCAGAGAAGGTCTTCCCACGGTAGGTGATTGCCATCTGTCTCCAGATAATTCGGATTACTCAGATTACCGGAAACTGCAGCAAGGTTTTGCAGGAGATGCAAGTTAAATCTGGATTAGTCGAAATGTCGGATGATCTCGTAGGCAACCTGTGGTAAAATCGAGTTGCCTAGTCCTTTAAGTCGGTCCACCCGATTGGGTATCCCATCAGCCACTCGACCCACTGCGGGTTCAGTTTCCCAGTAGGACGATCCGATTCTTTCGTAGCGGCACAGAGGTACTTCCTGTCCAGCATGTGGGTGTGACTCTTCGACCCCACTGGGCCGCAGTCCTTGTGTTCGCTCGATCTTGGAGTGGGCCACATCTGGGGATGAATCACCTGCTCTCGCAGATTCCCTGACCGTGACCTGCGTCGTGCTTTGGGGTTGGCATGATCCCCCCGAAATAAATTCTTTTCCAGTGCTTCGCCTGTCCGTGGATTCATCCCGTCCATCGTGTTGGGGGTTGCCCACATCGGAGATGTGTTTTGCAATGATCCAGACTCGGTCTCTGCGGTGGAGGGCATTTTGACTGCAAGCTGGAAGTATAACCGTTGCCGTGGCGTAGTCTTGGGCTTCCAGGTCAAGTAGCACCTCGTCGAGTGCCATGTTGATGATGCCAGCAACGTTTTCAGCAAGGACCCAAGTGGGTTGTGCTTCGACAACAACTCGGAGCATTTCCTTCCAGAGCCAACGGTCATCCTCCTTGCCTCTCTGCTTTCCGGCCGTACTGAACGGTTGACAGGGGAATCCACCTGTGACGAGATCAACTCCTCGGAAGGGGGTTGCGTCAAAGTCGTGGATGTCTGAATGGATGGGTATACCTGGGAATCGTCTTGAAAGAAGTCGCTTTGGAAAATCTTCATACTCTACAAATCCTACTGTGGTGAAACCTGCCCAGTTCGCAGCAAGCGCAAAACCTCCAATCCCACTGAAGAGATCGAGATGCGTTCTCACTCTTCGTCCTCCTTGATCCTCGATGGAGTCGGTCCCACCTGTCCCTGGTACTTCCCTCGGTATGGGCGCTTCGACTGTCCATGTAGATTGTGCATCACGAGCTGGCAGATCCGCATGTTGGGTTTCAGCAAGACTGGAGCATTCGATTGGTTCACCAGCTCCAGGGTGATCTGTCCGGTAAATCCTGCATCGATGAATCCTGCATTCTGTACCTGGATGCCCAACCTTCCCACACTTGATCTGCCATGCACGACTCCGCACATATGATCTGGAATCTTGATCAGTTCATTTGTGCTTGCCAGCACAAACTTGCCTGGGTAGAGAACAAAGGTCTCGACGGGGGCCAACTTGTGGGGGTAGTCCTCATTTGTTGTGAGGTACGGACGATCTTCCGGCAAGTGTGGCACCAGGTAGTCCTCTGCCAAGGTCAGGTCCACTGAACAGGGTCCCAAATGGACATCACTGGGGATGTAGCCAGAGTGGATCAATTCCATCAGTTTTTCGTCAGAGAGGACCATAAAAATTTCCTATATATATATGGTATGAATTACTGGGGGATTTAGTTGGAATTTGGTTGGAAAAAGTTGGAACCTCAGACCACTCCTCCTACGTTCCTTCTGCGGCCTCGTTTCTTCCTCCGGTATTGCCCTGATGCTCCTGCTGCTGTGCTTGCGAATGTGAGGACCAACGAGTCTGCAAAGTCTGTCGATCTGCCCAACCGTTTCTTGGTCTCGGCTTTCGATTCCACGATCATCTTGCCACTGCTGTTGAACGAGTACCGTGGGGCCGTCAGGTCTGCAATCAAACTGTCGTCATTCGGGATCTGCACCTCCTCCGTGAACCATTGCTTGGTCAGGTCCCAGAGTTCTGCTCTCAGGTTGGCATACCGATCTGCCATTGCAGGACTCTCTGATACATTTACCCCTCGGGCACTGATGTCGAGTTCCCTGAGACGATCCAGCACTCCTGCCCCCAATCCGATACTGTCCACCAGGATTTCTTCTGGAGGCTCGTCTGCCGAGTTCAGGAGATCCAGCACCCGTCCGGCAAGTTCCATCAAAGAGAGTTTCTTCCAACTGTGCAGTTCGATCAGGTGTCTGCCCTGACGGATACAGAGCACACTCGCGTCATCTCCGTACCTCGCGACATCCAAGCCCCAGACGACTGGGGTCCCTTCCGGTTGTTCGACTTTGCGCTTGCTGGCTTGCTCCACGGCATGGAGGGAGATCAGGGTGTCGTCTTCTGCAGTTGGAAACTCACCATATACCCGCACTTTCATCGCGTTGCTCTGGGCACCGTACTTCAGTTCCATCTCTGCAATGAAGTCTGGAGAGACCAGGGGAGAATCGAGGCAACTCACCTGCTTCGTCCACCAACTGTCCCGCAGTCGGGTGTGCGTTTCGTAGAAATATCCTGATGAACGGGTGGGGTTGCCGAGCAGAATTGTTGTGGCATCCTTTCCAGACATGCTCCCGTAGGCTGCTTCAAAGACCGACTCCGGTACCCCAGATGCCTCGTCTACCACCAGCAACACATGGTCTGCATGGACTCCTGCCAGGGATTCTGGGGATTCGGATCTGGAGGTTCTTGCACTGATGAATGCCTCTGTTGGAGAAGAACCCAGCTCAATCCGGTCCGACTTCATCTCCAGCAACGATTTGATTGGGGTGGGGAGTTCCTTGATCCATCTCTTGCACTCGGCAAACAGGGCATCGAACAACTGCGATGCCGTTGGTGCTGTGACCACCACCTTGACCGGATACCTCGTGAGGAGGAACCAGATCATCAACCAGGATGCACAGGAGGATTTCCCGACTCCATGCCCTGAGCGGATGCTGCACCTCCGTTGTCCCTTTGCCACTGCAGACATCACTTCCCGCTGCCAGTCCTGGGGAGTCACGCCCAGCAGGTCCTCGACAAAGAGATCTGGATGCCGTTCGTAGGTCAGGATCAGTTCAGAGAGTTGCATTATTGGTCCTTCAAATCGTCAATGATGATGGCGCCTTCCTCTCCCCAGACTTTCTCGGCACTGATCTTCCAGATCGAGGAGTCTTCTTCTCGGAGGCAGTCAAAACTCTTGATGAAATTGTCCAGGTCCGGTCTCTGACAGTGGGGGGTTGAAACCATCTGCAGGCGTTTGCGTTTGGACCAGGACCTCGGCATTGGCACGATGAACCGCACATGGAAGGCGTCTGGCAACTCCCACCCTTCTGCCTGACTCCGCATTTCGTCTGCAAATGCTCGGTAGGACAGAACAGAAGGTCTGCGTTTCCATTTGTCTGCCCTCGTCATCCTCGGTTTGGCAACTGGACAAATTTTGAAAATTTTTAGCATGGGGGTGCCGTTCTAGGTTC